CGGTCGACCGATCCAAGGCCACGTTGGCGCCGGTCATGTTCACGCCTTCGGAGATCGCTGCGACCGGCGTCGCCGAGAAGGTCGGCTCAGCGCGGAGCACGTTGCGGCCGAGCCCGTCGAACAACACCTCGTAGCCGGCGTCGCGTGCCATCCGTTGAGCTTTCTCCCATCTGTCGTCGCCAGCGGCGAACGTCAGCAAGGGGGTTTCGAATGGCACTGACGGGTACAGGAACTCGACGCCTGGGACAGCGTCTGAGATCATTTCTTGGATCGCCGTGCCCAGATTTGTGCCGGCGGGGATCTGGTAGTCGTCTTCGAAACCTGCGTCGGACACCAGCCGGGATCTGTCCTCGGCGGTGATCGACGACAGCAGTGTCACCCCGTCGACCGATGAGACCTGGATCGGGAACACACCCAACGGGACCAACTCAGGACCTGACGGGAGTGTCACACCGCGCCAGACCAGCAGTTCGTAGCCGAACGGGGTGAGGATGTCATCGGCGGCGACCGGCACCCGGAGCGGGTCAGCGATCGTGACAGTGGCGCGGGCGAGGCGGGCGGCGTTTCGGTCATATGTGATCTGGCCGGCAACGACTGCGAGGCCTTCGGCGATGACCTGACGGTCGAACAATACGTCGACGCGCGCAGCAGAGAGATGGGAGCCTGTCACTACCTGAGCGAATGGTTGTGATGCGACTCTCACGGCGAGCTCGCTGCAGGATCACCTGGTGTGTCGACCTCGACGAACGGGACGAGCCAACGAACCTGAGGCTCGTGAATACGACTTCCGCGAACCGCTCGGACGGATCCGGGCGCGAGATAGAACGACTTGTATCGCCAACCCTCGGGAGGATGGAACAGCAGGACTGCCTGCTCGAGCAACTCTTCGGGTGAGTCGCTGTCGAGATCGACCAGTATGTCCAGGGTGCCCTCGCTGGCAGAAAGCACATCCGACACCACGACCGGCGTGTTCCTGCCTAGGACGTTGAACACTCCCTGCCGGCGGGGTCGGTCGAGTTGGATCATCGACTTCAACCGGATCGGCATGTTCAGAGCAGGGTCGTCCGGGCATTTCAACCAGCACACGGTCGATGACCATGACGCCGACGGCGCCGACTGAACCCATGAGCCGGTGATCGGATCGTCCGACAGGATGCGCGTGGCGCGGGCGCGGTACAGAGCCTGGACGTCGTTGCCGACCTCGTAGTCGACGACCTGGAACGTGTCGGCGTCGCCTGTTGAGTCGACGTAGGTGGCGCTGCGAACCGGGGACCATGTGGCTCCGTTGTCGACAGAGCGTTGCACTTCGACCAGGTCCCAGGCCTCGGAGCTGGTGTCTCGTTCGACGGTGATGGTTACGGATGCCGTCGAGTTCGATCCGGCCGCCGCGACCGTCAGCACGTCGGACGTCTCGACGTCGACATCGAACTGGTCGAAGTCCCAATCGGACCAGTGCGATGCACCGTTGACCGTCTGAGCAACCCTTACATACGCGCGATAGGTGCCGGTCAACATGCCGGCAACAACTGCGGACGTCGATCCCGAGGCGGTGTCGCCGGTATCGAACGTTGCGGGCGACGTTGCCGGGTCGAATCCGCCAATGCCGTACTGGGCTGCGGTGAACAGCCGGACCTGGTAGCGGGTCTGGCCGCCGCCGTCCGAGTCGAGGGTGTTGACCCAGGTGATCGACTTCGACGTTGCGCCCACCGGGTCAGGGTCGACGTCGTCGACAGTGACGACAGGTTGCTCGACGTAGGTGAGATCGACGTATGCCTCGTACACCCGGAAGTTCTTGCCGCTCAGCAAGACCTCGAAGAACGGCGTGTACCCGTTGGTGAAGGCGCTGCCTGCGATCGTCACCGGAGGGGGAGCATTGCCGACGGTCAACAACAGGGGGTAGGAAAAGAACCCTGCGATGTCATACGTCCAGAGCAGACTGCGGGGTGTTGACCCCTCGCCTTCGACTCGGACGCGTGGCTGCCACTGCTTCAGTCGTGACCCGGCAGGGATGGCTGTCGCGTCGAACGTGAACCTGGCGGACGTGTCCGTCGCGCCCATCGACATCCATGACGCGTCCGAGTCGTCCGACAACGCTGCGTGCCGGCTGGCAGCACCTGTGAGCGTCGTCGCACCCGCGGAAACGGTGCTGTCGGGTCGGAACGTAGTCGTCGTCATCGGACACCGGCCATCAGTTCGGCGACCTGGGCGCGCTCGTGGTCGATGATGCGAGCCTTGATTGGTTCGCCTTCCACGATGAGCGTCACCATTGATGGCAGCGCAGATGGGGCGGCTGATCGTGCCGACGAGACATCCCTGAGTTGTGAGCCGAGCAGGTTCATCAGCCCCGACTCCTCCGCAAGTTGCATCGCCCGCTGCGGGCGTGTCAGAGGGATCACGACCTCCTTGCCTGCCTCGCCCGTGAGCAGCACCGTGGGACGGTCAACGATCGCCCCGTCCGCTGCGGCCCCCTCGGGCACGAACGGGGCCGAGCTACCAGCGCGACCCACACGAACACCTGCCGCGGCCATCCTCAACAGGTAGATCCGTTGATTCAGGTAGTCGATCTCTCCGTGAGCTGATGACGCATCGAACGTCGCCCTTGTGTCGACCGTGCCGGGCACCTCGAGGATCTTGTCGATGTACACGTCGATCTCGTCGCGGAGATGCGGGTACTCGTCCTGTAGTTCCTGCAGCTTGCCGATCTGGATTCGTGCCGACTCCGCGGTCCCGTCCGACGCACCCATCTCCCGTGCGTACGCCTCAGCGAGCGCGAGAGCCGACTCGGCGTTGTCGAGCTCGGCGCCACGCAACTCGCGCAAGGCCGCCTGCTTCTCACCGGCCGTGAGCGTCGAATCGTTCATGATCGCTTCGGTCTTGATCGCCTGCTCCATGTACGCGGCCGACGAGTCCTCCAACGCGAGCGTTGCCCTCTCGTAGTCGAACACCGCCGACACCGCCGAGAGCACGTCATCGATGTACTCGGCCATCGTTGCGGCGGCCTCTTCAGTGATGGCGATCGATTCCTCGGTCTGCACGTTCGCGCTGGCGATCTGCTCACCGAGATCGGTGTACGACGTCGCTGCACCGCCTGCGGCGGCCGCAGCAGTGTCATCGACACGGGCCCGGGCGGCCATCGCCTCGGCAGCATCCTTCGCCAACGTGGGCATCCCAGCGAGCAGGATCGAGAGCGCCTGGTTCTCGGCGGTGTTCAACCCGGCGGCGTCTCGTGCCCGATCGAGCGTTGCTGACATCTCATCCCACGCTGAGCCGCCAGCACGTGCGGCTGCGGCGACCTCGCTGATCGTGACGCCGGCTTCGTCCATCACCCGAACGAGCGACTCATTCTCCTGCGTCAGACCGAGCAGCCAATCGGCGAGCCCGGTGCCAGCGCTGCCAGCCGCGACCATCGAATCGGCGAGCGAGTCCGTGGCCTCCTTGGCGTGATCGACGTTGTCCGCCATCAGGTACACCGCGGTGCCGACGGTCGCAGCGATCGTCGCGAACGCGAGCAGCGGGTGGCCCAGCATCGCCGTCTTCAACAGGATCATCCCGGTCCTGATCGCAGCGAGATTCGTCACGAGCATCCCGCCGAGCTTCAACATCGGCCCGATCGCAGCGACGAACGCGACGACACCGACGACCGCGTACTGCACCTCGGTCGGCAATTCGGCGAAGGCACCAGTGATCGAGGACACGCCGCCGGCGATTTCGGCGGCGATCGGTCCGATGATCTCTCCGACCTGGATGAGAGCGATCTGTATGTCGACCCACGACTGCTTGAGGGCCATCGAGTCATCATCGAGAGATTCCATGGACTCGCCGAGCGCTCCGGCCGATCCGGCAGTCGCCGAGAAGATGTCGTTCAGGGTCGACTGGTCGGCGGACAGCAATGCCGTCGCCGCCTGGTATCCCTCGATGTCGTCAAACAAGGCTCGGAGCGCCTGGGCGTTCCCATCGAATCCCTTCGCCCGGAGCAACTCGAGCGCGCCGAGGAGGCCGTCCTGGTCGATCGCTGAGTGGAGTTCCTCGACCGAGGTGCCCATGTCTGCGAGGGCGTCGCGGCCCTGCTGTGTCGGCGACAACAGCTTGACCATGAGTCCCTGGGTGGCGGTCACCGTGCGGTTCGTGTCACCGAACACGTTCGAGAGATACGCAACTGCGCCGCCGACCTGATCGAAGGACACACCGAGCTGCGAAGCGATCGGCAGGACCCTGCCCAGGGTTGATGCGAGTTCTGCGGGTTCTGCGCGGCCTTCGCGGATCGTCGCGACGAGGATGTCGGTGGCGGCGGCGGCATCGATGTTCGCCGAGCCGTACGACGCCATCGCCGATGCGACCAGACCTACAACGTCCTGTGTCGAACCGAGACCGACCTGGGCCGCTTGAGCGGCGATCGTCGTGGCATCCATGGCCTCAGCGGTGGACAGTCCTGCAGACGCGGCGAAGTACAACGCCTCGGCGAGCTCTTGCGGGGAGCGGGCGGTTTCGCCGGCGAGACCGAGTACGGACTCCTTCAGACCGGCTACCTCGTCGGAGGTGACTCCTGCGAGTCCCTGCATCTGAGCGAAGGCTGTGTTGAAGTCCGAGGACAGCTTGAGCGCACCGGCACCTGCAGCGACGATCGGGAGCGTCAGGCCGACAGTCATCTTCGATCCGACGTTCGTCATCGTCGCTCCGACCTTCTTGAGGTCAGCGCCTGTCTGAGACTCGAACGTCTTCGTGGCCTGCTGGGCGTCGGCCATCGCGCGCTTGTAGGCGTCGACGTTGGCGGATAGCCGGACTGAAACGGACTTCTCTGCCATCGTCACCCCCCTGGTGGTTCGTTCTTGCGGATAGCGACGTAGAGCCCGTCGAAGGAACCCGTGCCGTGCGACTCGCTCGATCGAGCGTCAGCGATGGCGCGGTTCTCGGCGTCGCGGGCCGCACAGGCGAAGCAGTGGAGCGGGACCGCTTCGTAGGCTCCGTCCATTGCTGGGTCCATTGACTCGTGGGCCGGGTTGCCGCACCCAGAGCACAAGGTGCGCTGGTAGTCGATCCACTGCAGCGCCGACTCTGTGTCTTCGTCGAGCCACAACGGTTCGCCCTGTTGGACTACTCGTCCGAGGAAGACGGAGCGGGGGGTTCGGTAGTGGTGCGCCGCCTCGCAGATTCGCCGTTCTGACGGAGAATCAAGCTGGCGGCCAGGGAGTTTGGGACTGCATCCACCACGTTCGCTCGCAGACAGGCGCCCCAGAGCTCGGTCCACGAGTTGACGTCGACCAGCGCAGAACGTTCCAGGCGGCGCACGTCTTCGGCGGTCATCACCGGATCGATGCACGACGCGGCCATGGCCTCGTACGGGAATGTCTCCGGATCGTGGTCGAGCTTGGCGTCGATCTTGCGGAGTTGCTCTTTCGTGGGCGGGTGCTGCCTGAGCATGTCGGCCCACGCTCGGTGACCGATGCTTCGAAATCGGAACTCGATGGTCGCTTCCTGCATCGCTGTCTCGATCTCGGCGAGGCGTTCGGCGGTCGGGACCCGGTCGGGGTGCACGTCGATCGTGTCACTGACCAGCGTGGGCAGCAACGCATCGAGGCGTGCGTGTTCCTCTCGGAGCGCTTGTGGTACGGCCATGATCCTCGCCGTCGCGACCCGATGGAACTCTGGGTCTTCTGCGACGGCGAGGATCTCCTCGATGGACTTGCCGGTCATCAGGTCGTGACGACTGCGTCGACGTCGGGCGTCGAGGTGACGTAGAAGCTCACCATGAACTTCTGAGTCGTGTTCCTGCCGTACCCCTCGGGTCGCTTCTGGCCGACCTGGGCCGGGTAGACCTCGGCTTTGTCGCCGGCGGCGGCGATTCCGGCGGCACCAGAGCCACCGAACGGCAGCCGGACGAGGTATCCGGTGTCGCGGAAGGTGAACAGGTCCCAGGCGTCGGACTCGTCGGTGTCGTCACGCTTGATCGTGAGCACCATCGGCCCTGCCTTCGACGTCCCGACGACCGAGGTGTCGTACAGATCGTCGATTCCAGATGTGTCGACTTCTGCTTCCGACGACGGGATGTCGTAGTTCGTGATCCACGGGATACGCGTCCCGGCGTTCACTTCGGTCGGGGACGGCTCTGCGATGTCCGCAATGGTGGGCACCCACCAGAACGAAACCACTCCGTCGTGTGCGATTGCGGTCATGTGTCAGTCCTCCTTCGAGGGGGTTGCGTCCTCATCGGACGGGCTGGTCTCGACGCCGGCTTGCGCTGGCGACGACTTCGGCTCGGTCCAACCGGCGCGCTCGAGTGCGGGCACAGCGCGGCGGGAACGAACGATCTGGGAGCCGGGCAGGTCCGGGTGGACGAGCACGACACGATCGATGGGCATTTGGCTTTCCTCCATGGGGTCAGGTCGACGCCGGCGGCGACTACGCGAATGGGTCGATGCCTTCCATCGCCTTCTGGAGACGTTCGGCAGCGGCCGGGGCCTGCGGCCACATGAATGGCTGCGGCGCTGTATCTGACGTGCCGAACTCGAGGTGGAACGCTGCTTCGTCGTCAGCCTTGACGATCCGGTAGCCGTCGCCGCCCTGCACGCGGATCGATCCTTTCGTCGCCCCGGTGAGCACGGCGACCGCTGCACTCGCGTCGTCTCGGAGTTGGGCTGCGATCTTGGTCATGTCGGCCGACGAAGCGCCGGTCGCCTTGGCCCCGGCTTCACCGAGCTCGGTCGCCAACTCGGCAACTTCAGACAGGTCGACGTCGACACTCACGATGTGCCCGCCGAGAATCGATCGGGCGCGTACCACTTCGGAGGTTGAACGTCGTCATCTCGAATCGCTGTCACCGATCCCATTGGGAAGTCGAGCCAGATCACCCGTCGATCGTCGGACAGTGTCGCTGGCACAGCAGCGTCGAGAAGCGACCTCACTCGATCCACCAGCCACCTCGTCTGGGCGGGGTCCTTCGACACGGATGTCACCTGGAACCCTGGCTCGGCGTCGCTGCGCGGTGCTTGCAAGCTCCCTGATGTCGTTCCTGCTGCGATCGAGTAGACCACGACATAGCCGGCACGGGCCGGGACGTTCTTCGGGGCAATCCCGTCGCCCACTGTGAGCCCACCATCTTCGAGGACGTCGATCACCCAGTCGATGAACGCCTGCTCGCTGTGAATGCTCATGGCTCTCCAATCACGCGAGCGAACCCAACCGGACGGTTCGGGTCGACGGTCAAGATCACGGCGCCGGTTGGTCCGAGCAGCACATCGACAGGCAGGTCTTCGACCCGGTCAACGATCAGGGTTGGCACATCAAACGAGATCCACTCATCGCGGCGGACGTCGTACCACTCCGCCACCCATTCACTCCACGGCTTCGACGGGGTAGCCCTTGTACATCGTGAAGGTGGCCGACGGAACCGCTGTGATCCTCAGGGGTCGACCGAGGGCGTCAGGGTCTTGTGTGTCGATCAGAGTGATGATGTCGTCGATCGCGAAGCCGGTGGCGTCGTGGGGGAAACAGGCCACGAACCTCGATGTGGTCACCTGCTCCTCACCGAAGAGCGACTCTGACTCTTGGGCGCTTGGCTGCCGCACCCTGCACGGACCGTCGTAGATCTGGGAACCATCCTGAGGTGTCAGGAGCCCAGTCGAGGTGTCGACTGTGCCGCGACCGCCGGGGCGCGTCACCGTCGCAGTGTCGACCATCAACGCCTGCGCCGCTCGACGTCCGCGTTGGACAGCGGTCAGTGCGGTCATCCCACCCAGCCCTCGGCGAGCGGGTCGTATTCTTCAGAAGGCGTGCTGCCCCACGGGTGTGGGCGCACCGAGGGTGTGTCGGGTCCCACATCGGAACGAGTGGTGGCCTGAGTCCACAGCCCCGAACGGCCGGTGATCCGTCGCAGGGCAGTTCTTTCCTGCTTCGTCAGGTAGATGTCCGAGCTCGGCGACGAGAACGTCGACGAGTAGTCCTGAATCGATTCTGATGCCAGCATCTCAGGGTTCACGAATGCCCGACGCGCGGCAGCGATCGTGACCGCCACCGCAACGTCGGGAACATCCGCGAGTTCGCCCTCGGCGTCAACCCAGGTCTGTCCCGCCTCCGTTCGAACCATCGCGGAAGCGTCCGCCAGAGCTGCCTCCGCCCGCGCATAGTCCTCCTCGGAGATGTCGCCCGGAATCCGGGCGGCAAGATCCTCGAGGGCAGCGAGCGAAGGCAGCATGGCTCAGGCGTTGTCGATGAGCTTGACTGCCCGGACCAGCGCACCGCTTCGGCGCACCGTGCCGGCCGTGATGTCCGCGGAGAACACTGCGGCCGAACCGCCCGGGGTGGTGGACACCTGGAACGTCTGCGCGGCCAGGTTGGCCGAGATGACGTAGTAGGTCGCACCAGCGGTCAGCCCGGTGCCGCCCGTGAGGGTCGGGAAGGTCACGACCTGGCCGGCCACGAACCCGTGAGCGGTGGCGGTGTCGATGATGTCGTCCGATGCGGCCGACGTCGACAGCGTGATCGCGTCACCCTCGCCCGCCTGGTCCGGGACGAAACGGCCCTCGGAGTCGATGACCCCGACGTCACGGACGACGTTCGATCCGACGAACACGTTGGCGAGCACCCGGTCGCGCACGTTGAGGAAGTCGTAGTCACGCAGGATGCGCATCGCCATCCCGTCGAACGCAACCGACTCGCCCCACGATGCACCATCGGGTACGAGCGGGGCTCGCATCCCGAGGGCGAACGCTGACATGTGGAACGCCACGCCCTCGTCGGGATCGATGGCGTTCGACGTCACCACGGTGAATCCACCGATCCTGCCGATCGCTGCGTCGCGCAGAGCGTCCGTCGCCGCCGAGTCGCCGCCGATCTGGGCGGTGAAGCGGGGCGACTTGATGATCTTCGCTTCGAGGTCGGCACCGACGAGCAGCGTGCGCATGTTCATCGGCACGCTCGCCTTGTTGAGGGCTGCACGTGCGTCGATGATCGTGTCGTACGGGTCGTCGTTGTCCACCTCGAGAGTGGTCGCATACGACGCGCCGGCGATCGTGGTGGCGACGTTGTCCTCGACGCCACGAGCGACCGCCGAGATCATCGGCTGGGTGATCTGCGTGCCGAAGTCGACGATGTCGAGGGTCATCTCTTCGTCCGAGACGCCCTGGGCGCGGTAGACGTCCTTGGTCAACGTCACGTCGACCTTCGTCTCGTTTGCCTCGTCGACGGTGATCGGGGTTCCACCGCGGAGATCCCGGCTGCGTGCGGCCATGTAGGCCGGAACGCGCAGGGTCACGGTGTCGTTCGCAGCGCCGGTGAAGTCACCGGCGGCGTCGCGCCACACCAGGCGAGGGAGCACGATCTCGCGCTCCAATACGCCGAGTGCCTGTCGGGCGACCTGAGTCGCCTTGATGAAGTTGCTTGCCATGGGGTTGACCTCCTAGGTCTGTAGTTGGGGGTGTTGCCGCGGGTCGCCCATGGCAAGGGCGGTGCGGTTCCGATCAGCGACGAGAGATGAGTGCCGCGAGCTTTCGCGGGTCGGTCTCTTCGGGCTCTTCGGCTGGTGAGCCACCTCCACGCAGCCGCTCCTTCGGGCGGCCACCGAGCGGTGGCTCGCTCTCACCGGTGGTGGGAGCGAAATCGGCGAGGAGTTCGTCAGCGTCAGCTTCCAACTCTTCGAGGGTGGATCCGGCGAGTCGCTTCGCCTGGCCGGGTGTGAGTCCCTTCGCTGCTGCGACTTCGAGCCGCAACGCGCGGGCCTCTGCTTCTTCCGCTCGACGTTCGGCGGTTGCAGCACGTTCCGACAACTTCTCGCTGTCGGACTTGTCTCGGTCCTCGATCTCCTTGAGCTTGAGTCGACTCGCAGCCGCTTCTTCGTTCGCCTTCTTCAGCGCTGCCTTCACGGCGGCGAGGTCGTCGGCGGTCGGGGCCGGCGGGTCCGCGGTCGGCTCTGGTGGTTCGGTCGGGTCATCCTCTCCGGCGCCGCCGGAGATCACCGGAAGTCGCTTTCCATCGGGGAAGACCCAGACACGTCCCTCTCGGACGGGTGTGTTTCCTGCGGCCATCTCGGCCTCCTTCTGCTCCCTCTCGGAGCGTTGTGCGACCCCATCACGGGGTCGGCTTTCATCCAGCGGGTGTGCTGGGCGATCTACTTCGCGGCGCGCCAGCCCTGCGGCTCGAGCTCGGCGAACGACTTCACGTCGATCAGCTGAGGCTCACCCCACTGAGGGTTCACGACGCCGAGTTGCACCGACTTGCGGCGCTGAACCCACATGTACCCGGGTGGGGCGTCCTCGACCTCGGAGGCTTCGTCCGTGACGTCAGCGGTCTGCGGTTCGTCCTCCGACTCGCCGTCGGAGGACTCGACCTCGACCTCTTCGGTCGGCTCACCGTCCTCGGTCGGCGCTTCGCTGGCCGACTCGACCTCGGTGGCCTCGACGTCTTGGGTCTCATCGACCTTTGGGGCAGTCTTCCTTGCGGCCATGACGGCCTCCTTCTCACTGTTGGCGGTAGATCGGGGCGGCACTGCAGCCGCAACCGTCGTGCGCATGGAACTGGACTGTTCTGGTGCTGTACACCGGTCCTCGACCGGCCAGCATCGAGCAGAACTCGCACGCATTGCCCGAGCTGATCCGCTGCCATCCGATTGCTTGAGGATCCGCTTCGATCATGTTCGTGACCGTCTCGCGACCACCGTTCAGCACGTGCCTCATCGCTGACGCCGATGACCTTGCCTCGGCTGTGTCCATCGCTATCGATGAATCCACGCCGCGGCGAAGAGCGGACTTGACGGACGCCGGCCCAGTGACGATCATCGACGTCGCGACCTTCGATGCCGGTACGGGCTCAGCCAGCACGACCGGCGCAGCGGGAGCGGACGCCCCTAACTCGATCGTCTTGAGGGCCTGGACGTAGTTCGCTGCCAGCCGAGACGATGTCAACCTCTGCCCGGCGACGATCACGGTCACCGCACGGATCCAACGCTCTGTCGATCCGTCGAGATCACTGACGTCGAGGAGCGGCCAGACCGAACGCACGGCCTGCACGGTGCCGCTTCCGAGTCGCACCTGGGCGAGACGGTGGGTCTCGATCAGTCGACGCCCCTGCGGCGTGGTCATCAGATCTCGGTCGGGGTGTTCTGGCCGGCCAGTTCACGCATGAGAGCTTCGAGGCCACCACCCTGCTCTGCGATCACTTTCGCCCGGGCGACGTCCTGGTCAGTCCATCCCGGGATCTTCTCCCACAGCACCTCGACGGGGACACCGAGCATGGTTGCGAGCTTCCCGAGGGCGTCGGCGGCCTGAGCAAGCGAGCGGATCTCGGTGTCTTTCCAACGGACCTGCGCTGCGTAGTCGCGGGCGGCGTCGATGTCGCCCATCACCCACGACGAGAGTCGGAGTGTCTGTTCCCACGACTCGCCGAAGCTGTGCTTGCGTTCCTCGACCTTGGCGGTCAACGAGGCGCGCGCTGCGGCGAGTGCCTCTGCGGACAGGTTGACCATGTCGCCGAGCAGCTCGTGCGCTGGTGTCTGCGACACCGCGGCCAACGTCTGCACGTCCGCTTTCGCTGCGGAGATGAACCCATCCAACGGTGTCGCAGGCAGCGACCCGAACTTCGTGTCGGTGTCCTCCGCGATCAGGAGGTCCTCGACCTTGAGGCGAAGTCGTTCCGCTGCGGCGTCGGTGCCTTCCTCGGGCTTGGCCATACCGGCAATCGTGCGGACCACCCACGACGAGAACCGTTGTACGACGAGTCGGTCGAACACTGTCTGATCGATGCGTCCGGCGACAGGGATGAACGGCTCGACTTCGCCGTCGGCGCGGCCTTCGAGGTCGAGCATGTTCGCGAACCGGACGACCGGGCACACGTTGACGTCGTGGAGTCGGGACTCGACCCATGTGAGGTTCGTTCCTGAGGCGTCGGCCTGAAGGAAGTAGACGCTGGTCTCGTCGTACACGCGGAGTGCGTAGCCCAGCTTTCCGTTGATGCGGGCTGGCTCGACCTCGAGTGCAAGGTGAGGCCAGTCGTCGCGTTCGGGTTCGTCGTAGAACGCGATCATCCGTCGAGGTGAGTGCCCGCGGATCACCGGCATGTCCTCTTCGAAGTCGTCGACGCCGGGCAGCACAGTCGTGTAGGACAGCCCGTAGGCGAGCGCAGCACGGTGCACGGCCATCTGGCGTCGGTCCATGCCGTTGGTCTGCCACCAGCGCCAGGGGGATGCGTCCTCGGGATCGTCGGCGCGGCGGTAGCCCTCCACGTACAGCGATTGAGCGACCGAGGTCACCACGAGACCCAACCATGGGGTCTGTGCCCGATCGGCCAGTTCCCGATACTCGGCGGTCGAGTGACGGGGCTGGTGCGGCGCATCGTGGTCCCACCGATACCAGTCATCGATCCGGTCCAGACGGTCCTTCTCTGCCTGAAACGTAGGCAGCAGCAGCCCTCTGGTGATGCTGAGCGTCTCCCGCTGGTTCATCGGCATTCGACGCTCACCTCCTTCACCAGACGCGCCCGGAGCGCTTCTTTCCGTTCGCTGCTGCTGCGACCGCCAGATTCCGCACCATCCGTGCGCCGACCATCGCGACCGCAGCGTCGATCTTCTTCGGCGAAGACGGCGACTCTTTCGAGACCGACACACCCCACCGGTTCGGATACCGGCGGGCGTTGGCCACATGCCTCGAGAGGATCGGGTTGCCGTCGTGAGCGAAGAGTCCGTCGACGATCTCCTGAGCGACGAGCTCAGCGGCCCGGGTGAACTCGAACACGTGCGCTCGCATGTCCCATGCGATCGGTGAGGGCTGCTTTCCCGCCGCCGCGGCCTTGACCGTGAGCCGGTCAGCGAATCGTTCAGGCCATGTCACCTTCGTGAACGACTCCCACTCCTGCACGTCGGCGAAGAACCCGATCACGTTGTAGCTGTCGAAAACGAAGTCGACGGCCAGATCGACGAATCCGACCGGGACGACATCGTCGGTGTCGTGGGCGGTATCCGGCTCCCAGATCGTTGAGTCACCAGTGATCTGCTCAGGCACGAACACGAACCCGTCAGAGACTCGGCACGCGACCAGCGCCGTGGCGTCACGAGATTTCGATCCGTCGAAGAACAGAACGATCGGCTCGTCCTCGGCGACCACGATCTCCGTGTCGGCGAGGCGACCCCACTGACCCTCAGCCAGCCACGAGTCCGCCGGAGCCGTCGGCTGGTTCAGGTACTTGCGCTTCGAGTCGTCAGGCTTCGCAGAGGCACGCCAGATCCGCTCGACGATGTTCTCCAGGTCCACCCACGGCGAACCCTCGTAGCAGTGCTCAAGAGCCGCCATCAGGATCGCCCGGTCACCCATCTCCTCGTCGGTGATCGGCGGCGCGACCCTCGCGTCGTACAGGATGCGCTGATCGCCTCGCAGCTTGCCTTCCTCCTGGGCCACCCAGTCGTCCCAGGTGGCCTCTGCGACGGAGCCAACGCCGGGCTTCCAGGCGTTACAGGTGTGAACCATGCGGCCGCCGGTCTTCGTCAGGTTGTCGAGAATCGTCGAGTTCAGCTCGTCGCCCTGGTTCGTCGGTGTCCAGTGCTCCGGCTCGTCACCCACAGCGAACGTGGCCTGCGCACCCTCAGCAGCGGTGAACGACGACGTGATCACCTCGAGGGTTCCCTCAGGCAGCTTGTAGAACTGGGTCTTGCCGACATCGATGTCGTACTTCCTCGCCAGTGCCCCACCCTTCGGGCAGAACGCACGCACGTAGCGCATCGTGTTCTTCGTCTGAGACTCCGCCGCGGCCACGATCTGCACGAGCGGCATCGCCACCGGTTTGCCGATGCAGCCGCCGAGCACCCTGTCGTCGAAACGATCGAGGCGCGCTGGTCCGAGGAACTCGAACAGTGCCAGCGCAGCTGCGAACGGGCTCTTGCCCTTGCCCTTCGACAATCGGCGTACGGCGAGGTTGAACAACCAGCGGGCGGACTCGTTGAGGCTGTAGAACCAGAGCAGGAACTCGACCTGATCCGGTGACGGTGTGAACGGCTTGCCGGCTCCCGGTCCGTCAGGTTGGATCAGGTTCTCCCGCATCCACTCGACGGCGCCGACGCCCAGAGTTCGGATCGAACCGTCCAATGGGAACGGCGGCATCGTTACCAGCCGGTCTGCTGGAGCGTTGGCATCGTGGCGGAGTGCGACAGCGGTCATCGACGCCCCCTCCGATTCAGCTGCCGATCCCGGCCTTCCACGACGCGATGCTCGTCACCGGAGCCGCAGGCTCCGAGCCGGCCGAGGCAGCCTGTTCCAGCTCAATCCCGAGACGACGTCGGTCGCCCTCGGTCACCAGCAGCGACGACATCCCCTTCAGCCATGCAGTGAGCGACGCACCTTTCGGCGGCAGCGTCACTCGCGCTACTTCCTTGCCGGACTCGTCGAAGATCGGACGCGGAGCGAGCTCCAGCGATATCGAATGCGCGATCAGGTAGGCCGTTGACCAGTCCGAGGGCTGGTAGAACACCCGCTGCGCGGACACGGCGAGCGAGTCGTACCACTGCCGGGCAACCGAATGCCACTTCGGGTTCGCCGGCTCGCGGCCGACACAGTCATCAGCCTCAGCCGGGCGGCTGGCGACTGCACCGTGGGCGCTGCGCCGATGGTTGGCTATGCCGGCACCGACAGTGAACGGCTCACCGCAGTCCGGACATGCCTCTTTGGCAGCAGCGACCTTCTTGACCGGTTGGTCCGGCTTGTTCCTGCGTCGCCGGGCATCGGAACGCTTCGGAACTGGTCCACGCGCACCCATGAATCACCCCCGACGTAAGAGCGTTTATGCCCTGCTACCAGGGCAAACCTTGAAACCCGTACACGCTGGCAGGCGCTATGCGGAACGGTGAGGGTCCGGGGGTGGGGGGAGGGGTCACCCCCACCCTTCACACCTCGCCCGGATGCTTCGACGTCTTCGGTCTGCTCTTCGAGCGGCGGGCCCGGCCACGTTCCTGCTCCGAGCGTGTCTTGTCCGTGTGGCACGGATCGCACAGGCCCTGCCCGTTCGATTCCTCGTTCGATCCGCCCTCGGCCCGTGGGACAACGTGGTCCGCCTGGGTTGAGCGGCGGCGCTTGCAACTTCGGCAGATCGGGTCACGCCGCAAGATGCGTGAGCGTTGACCCGGTGAGAACCCGGTCCAGCCTGCACCCGACCAATTCGTCGCCATCAGGCTGACCGTTTGGCCGTAGCTCGGGAGCGCCGGCACGCCCGGCACACTCTGTGTCCGTCCAGATCCGTGCGAACGTTGGCACCCTCGAGGGGGTGACCGTTGATGCATGTGCTCGCTCGCGAGTTCACCGCAGAGGGACCCACACCTCGAAGTATGTTGGTCCGGTTCGACACTGCCTGCAGGTGGTGCGGGTTGCAGCAGTTTCTCTGCCTGCATAGGTGATCGATCACCAGCCCATCTTCGATCGGGCCGTTGGCCAGTTCGTATGCCACGCGGTGGGCGTACTTCCTCTCGTTTCCCGCCGAGCCGATCTGGCCGTATCCGTTTGCGAGAATGCATCCGGTCCAGGGCCAGCACTCCTCCGGCGAGCGTCTGTCGACTTTCGCTGCGAAACGTTGAGGCAGCGTTTCTATCTTGCACGTCACTCGATCAGCTCTTCTGCTTGGCTCCGGCCGTGGAAAGTCGAATGCTCCTGCGAGACCAGAACGGGCCATCGAACAGAAGCTGGTACGAAGTGAACTACATGCAGGTAGTTCGTGTCAAGCACCGTCAACTCGCCCGCCGCTTCTTCCGCTTCTTCTTCCCTGCCGCTTTCGCCTCGGCGATCTGGCCGGCGGTCGGCTTCTGACCCTTCGACCATGCCCGCAAGATCTCCGGTGTCGGTAGAGCGCCCTTCGTGTGCTGACGGAACATCCCACACCGATTACACAGCTGGGAACCACGGAACCGGTCGGCCACCTCGGCGTGGTCACCAGCAGCAGCGTGCAACCGACAACCCGTGATCTTCCCTGGCGCGGGTGGCTGCCACAGCTCGACCAAACCACGCACCGACATCACCGCCCGACCCAAACGATCCACCTCGCCCGCGCCGACGTGCTCGCCATCGGTGCCAAGTCGAAGCGCAGCCCAGCGCAGCACGGCGAGGTCCTCACTGTCACAGGTCAGTTCGCCGGCCACCGAGTCACGCCCGTCGAGTTCGACGAACGTCGACCGTGCCAACGTCGCAGCATGACGAAGCCGGCCCAGCAGATGCAGACGATGACGCAGCGCCGGATCACCCGACATCGCGAGCAGCTCCAATCGCGTCATCACGATCCCCTGCTCGTCGGGGTCGTCATCTTCACCCACATGCGACCCACTACCGCCCGACGCAGGCGGCGCACCAGACGCCACACCCGGGTACTCCCCCGTCCACTCCTCGAGATGAGCCAACGCAGCAGCCAACCCCGCGATGATCACCTCCACATCCTTATCGAGTTGATCAATCAACCGCTCCAGTTTCATGACGCTTCTCCTTGGAATGGGTAGTCGTGATCATCAGGCGGCGGAACATGGTCTGAGACGGCGCTGCCAGCCACGCTGAGACCTGCTCCCGTAGCGTCCCGGCCCGGCCCGGCCAGATCCGGTCCGGACAGTCCCGTCCCGAGTACTGGAACCGTTCCGGAACGGTT